ACGGCTACCAGGTAACCGTTAGTCCAGAGTTGAGGAGCGTTGTCGAATGACTCCGAAGTTACGGAGGCTACGCCAACCCCAGTGGCTGTTCTCTGGGCATTGATTAGGCCGGACGAAACGACAGACTTGTTCAGAGCTGAGACGATGTCGCCCTGGGTCTGGGTCGTTAGCTGGAATTGGGCTGCAGCGTTTCCTTGAGCGACAAGGTCAGGGGATCTCCCCGTTGCGTCTGTGTAGGATGCGGCGATGTTGTGAATTCGAAGAACAGACTTGCCCAGGGCATCCACGTATGACCCGAGGTTGATCGGAACCTGGGCGTACCCCGCCGTGTTCCCTGCGTTCACTTGCGCTCTGATGAAGAAGCTGTCTGATTTTGCCATAACTTTTCTTGTAAAAAAACTCGCTAATAAATTTACACATTGGCCGAAAGGGGGGTTTACCCCCCCCTGAGAGGCCCATCTTCCTAGTTCTCCCTATTACTCTGCGGGCCATCCCATGGCCTCGTCCCTAAGAGGGGCCCTCGCCCCCGCAGGGCACAGGGTACAAAGGGAGGTTCGTTAATAGACATATTTCGTAGATGTTCGATAATAATATTATTAGTGAATAGTATTACGGCCCACCATGACCCCAGAAGAGAGGCATATTACAACGCTAGAGATCGAAATGACGGCAGTTAAGAGGAAGCTGAGGGAGTTAGAGCACCGAGTAGAGCTCCTGGAGGCGGTGATTTAGATGCCTAACGTCTCAGCCAGCCTATCAGACCCTGCCTACATCATCTGGAAGAACAAAGAAGGGAAGAGATCACCCTGGGTATCGGAGCTTATCGTCAAGGGAGATGCTATCATGTTGGAATCAGAGGCCAAGTCTCTCAAGATTGGTCATCTCCAGAATCTATTATCGCAAGCTGTACTACAATTAGACCTAGCCAGGGGGGGTATGAGCGATGAAAATTGGACTCGTCATCAGAAGATATTATTCAACGAATGCCTGGAAGCCCTGGAAGGATCAATCCATCGATTTCATCTGAACGATTACAAAGAAGTTTAACCAGGAAAGGCTTACAGTACATCTGTAATATGATTACTCGATCGAGTAATCAGTTCACAATGTCTTGACCAATGCCCTTCAATTGTTGTAAGACTGATTGTTCAGGCTTGATACTGATCTCCTCCAGGGAAATCATGTAATTGACATCGATGGGCATGGGGGTTGTGACTCCTCCATTTGACACCATCAACGCATAGATGTAGAGTTGATTGGTTACAATCCTGTCAAAATCAATCAGGAACTCGTTAGACCTGGGAGTAGAGGCGTGGGGAACGAAGTATTCTTCTGTATCAAATCCTCTGTAATGAACTTGCGTCCATCCGAAAATTCGATTGTCTGATGCAGTTGTCAGTTCTCCAATTCGAACAGGAGCATCTAGCTCGTCCGTTGCCAGGCAAGCAGTCAGAGCAGGGTTGTTGTTGGAGGTGATCGTGTTCTGTGCCAGGGTATCTATCCAGACCCAGGCTCCCGTTACTCTCCAGGCTTTCGTCCTGTCTGGAGACTCGTAAGACAAAGCGAGATCCACTCCCGCAACTGAATCATTCATGTTTGTCTCGATCACTCCCCGTACTGTCATTGATCTTCCCATTATTTCTTCCTCCTCATTTGCTTCTTCGTTGCTGTGTGTGCCCTCTTCATCAGTTTAGTTACTGGTGTGCGGGGATGCTTAGCCTTCAAGAGTTTCAATTGACGCCCAAACTCCCTTTGATACTTGGACACCTTGCGCTTCTTCTTCCCCTGGGGGCGTTCCAGGAGCTCAGGAATTCTGAATTCCCTGGATGATGGTAGAGGTTCTCTAGCCAGTCTCGATCGAGGCTGTGATCCCCTGGTCAAATCCTGGATGAGTTCGTCAATCATCTCTAGGGCATCGAGGGCCATGCAATCCCCATCCAGGCAACTGGTCAGAGTACCAAGCCCGCCAACATATCGCCTTCTCCTCGCCATGGGATCACTGCTGTGATAGGGAGAGAGCCATTGCGGCTGCTTGAGACATTGTTTCTACTGTGCATTCCATTACTAATGTGATGTAAACAGCTTCGTTGAAGCCTGCGGAGGCTGAACCGCCCAGGTACATCTCATCCACGGCTACCAGGTAACCGTTAGTCCAGAGTTGAGGAGCGTTGTCGAATGACTCCGAAGTTACGGAGGCTACGCCAAC